GCTCCACGTCAGAGCGAACGCGGCGCCCAGACCGTCTCCGGCGTCACCACCAATCAGGGCATCAAGGCCGGCGTTGAACTCTGCGGCGCTGATCGTGCCAGCGGCGAACTGGGCGGCGAGGTTGTCGGCGTCCTCCTGGTACTTCGCCTTCCGCGCCTCAATCGACGTGGAGAGGTTGTCGATCTCCTGCTGGTCGGCGAAGTCCTGAATGGCGACGGCCGCGTCTGCCTGCGTCTTCAGGGCGTCGGTGTAATCCTTCTGAGCCTGCACCTTGTCATCAGCGGTCTCAATCGCGGACTGCTTGATGAGCACGTCGGCGTCTGCGGCGGTCTTGGCGTCGTCAAGCGCCTGCTTCTGGCGGTCGGTCTGTCGCCCACTGAGCCCCGACTGCAAGCCCTTGAGGCGCGACGAGTCGCCCGCGGTGCGGGACTGGCCGATCATCGCGCCGAAGCTTGTCGTGAGCGACATGAGGTTGGTTTTGGCGGCAGCGACCGCTGTCTGGACGACTGACTTGAGCTTATTCGCCAGCTTCGCCCGCTGCGATTCGACACCCGCAGCGATTCCGTCGGTGAGCGGCTTTCCGACCTCGATCGCCGTCTTCGTAGAGGGGGACTTGATCCCGTTCGCGTTCTTCGCGTTCTGGATGCCCTGGCGGATCACGTCGCCGATGGCGCCGCTGACGTTCGGGCCGTTATCGCGGACTCCCTGGGCGATGCCGTCGGAGAGCGCCTGCCCGACGGGCTTCGCCTTCTCCCCTGCCGGCCGCTTGGCGGCTGATGCACCGGCGCCGCTCGCATTCGTGACGGCGTCGGTGATCTTGGACGTGCCGGTCATCACGCCCTGCCCGATTCCGTCCTTGATCGCCATTCCGACGACCTTCCCGTTCTTGACTGCGAACGGCTGCGCGCCGGTCCCGACAGAATCAGCCCCGAACCAACCCGCGACGATCTGGACGATCTTGGCGGGCGCTGATGCGATGCCGCGCACGATCGCGCCGGCGATCTTCACTCCGAGGTCAAAGGCGGCCTTGCCGACGAGCACGACCATCGCCGCGAACTCGGACGCGAGGTTCTTGAGGCCGGTGACGACGCCCTTCAGGATCGTGGCGACGAGCCCCTTGAGCGCACTCCACGCGCCTGAGAAGTCGCCCTTCAGGAGCGCGGCGACGACGTTGATGACGCCCTTGATGATGCCGAACGCCGTGACGATGGTGTTCTTGAAGTTGTCGATGATCGGGCGGACTACGGCCATGATCTGCGGCCAGTATTGGCGGAAGATGCCGACGATTGAGACGACGATCGAGGCGATGCCGCTGCCGATCTCCTTGAACGTGGGCAGGAGGTTGACCTTGAACCAGTCCCAGACCTGCATGGCGACGGCCTTGATCTTCGGCCAGTTGGTCTGGAACCACGTCACGGTGGCGCGCATTGCGGTGACGAGGGCGGGGAGGATGGCGGCACCGATCGGGGCGACCGCTTGCACCGCGCCCTGGCTCAAGTCCTCAAAGGCGCGCTTGGCCTTGGCGATCTGACCGGGCGTGGTCTCGCCGAACGCCTTGGCCGAGCCTCCGACCTGCACCTCAAGCTCGTGGAGGATCAGCTTCTGGGCCTTCGCGCTTTGCCCGGTGTCGACCAGCGACTTGATCATGGTCTTCTGGGCGGCGGTGAACTGCACGCCAGCTTTGCCGAGGGCGCTCACGCCCTTGATCGGATCGTTCAGCGCCTTGCCGACCATGACGGCGGAGCTGTTGAGGTTCTTGTGAAAGGCGACCGAGAGGTCAAGGGCGGCCTTGGTAGACCTGTCGAACATCTTGTCGGGGCCCTTGTTACTGATGTTTGTGAAAGTGAGCAGCAGGTTCTGGGCCGACTGGATGGCGTCGTCCTGCGTGCCCGTCTGCGCCTGCAGCGCGGAGGCCATGTTCTCAATGTGGCCCCTCGTGACGCCGGCAGCGTTGCCCGTTGACTTCAGGGCGGCGGCGGTCTGCGCGGAGACGGCCTGCTGCTGCTGCATCTCGTCAAAGCCGGTCTTCAGCGCATTGACGAGCCCCGTCCCGATGGCCTGAGCGGCCACTGCTGCGCCTCCGGCGACCGCACCCATACCAGCGGCCATAAGCATTGAGCCGCCGCGCCCAAAGCCTGTCGCTGCCTTGTCGGCCCGGTGAAAGGCGCGTACGACCGAGTCCGAGTCACCAACAATGGAGACCTTGACTTCTCGAACCGATGCCATGCCTAGCCGTCCTTGTTCATGTTCTTGATGTCCTCACCGATCGCCTCAACCTCGCCCTGGGTGAATAGGTCCATCTCCCAGGGGCGGATGCCGTAGACGCGGGCTAGGCCGGGGTTCCACCAGCTACGGGGATCTCCGGGGTTGAGCTGCTGGGCTCCTCGATTGCCGCGACGCCGTCCGCGGCCTGCGTAGGGTCCGGCTCGTCGGCCACGCTGATCGCGCCGAACTCAAGGTCCTCGATCTTGTTCATGTCGATCGTGTCGCCAGAACGCTCAGCGGCGATGACGGCGATGGCGATGATGACCTCAGAGTCACCAGCCACCAGCGCCTGCTCGATCTCGCCAGCGCGCAGCCCCGTGATGGTCTTGATGCGACCCATCTCGCGGTATGTGTATGAGGAGGGGAGCTGATAGCGCCGCTCGCCTTCCGGCCATCCAATAACGATCTCCGCAGACACGGCGATCCCTTCGCTTAGAGGTTGTGCTTATTGAGGAACGTGTCAAGCCAGTGCTCCATCGCACGTTCCGTTTCTTTCTTCATGGCCTCGGCCGCCGGCCACAGGAACGCCCGGGGGCCGTACTCGCCGAACATCCCGAGCGCACCGCCAAACGCGGCGAGCTTCGCGCCCTGCTTCGTGCGGCGCGTCACCGCCGTCATGCCCGGGCCCTTGCGCTTCATTGACACGGCGCGACCGCCGAACTCGTAGATCCCTCCGTAGAGGTATCCGCCCCGCTTCGCCGTGGACTTGATAAACACGCCCTGCTGATTCACTGAGAGCGCGCCGCGAGACTTCATCTTGCGAAGGAGCTGGCCGGTATCGACGAGTCCCTTCGCCTGAATCGTCCGCGCGGCTTCGTCGGCCACGATCTTTGCGACGTCCTTCAGCCCGTTGACGACTTCCTTCTTGGCGTCTTTGTTCGCCTTCCCGAGATCCCGAAGTAGCTCGGTCAGACCCTGAACGCGCAGGGTCTGACCGCTCGCCGATCCGCGGAGGCTTGCCACTTGACTAGACCGCGGTGTCCGTGGTGGTCTGGTCGATGGTGATCGGACCGTTCGTGCCGTCGTAGAGCACCTTGAACTTCAGGTCGTGCGTGATGACGTCTGGCCCCTTGACGTTCGGGGTGTCGCCGTCAAAGCGCACGTTGGCGAGGCTGATCAACACCGCCGGGTAGGTCGTTGACTCAATCGCGGTGGCGCCGGTCCACGTCGCCGTGAGTGCTGCGACGGTGCCGTTGACGAAGCGGTTGTAGTTGGTCAGGCCGTCAAACTCGACGGTCACCGATCCGCTGATCTCGGTCATGGCGGCGATGATCGGCTCGTTCATCGTTGCGGCACCGAGGAAGTAGCGGTCGCTCTTGAGGTTGTTGTTGATCTCCACCTTGATGTCGGTCACGACACCCACTGGCGAGCCCGCGATGGTGATCGCGCCCTGCGTCCAATTGAGGTACGCGAACGACGCTGATCCGCCGGTGATCGGGTAGGTCGCCGTCGCCAGGCCGGTGCCCGTGGTCTCGCTCTTGCCGACCAAGTCAATCTCGGCCTTCAAGAAGTCGCCCACGCCATTGGAGAAGCTGAGCTGGTCAACCTTGCAACCGGCGTAGGTGAAGGGCTGCACGGTGCCGGCCGAGTCTGGGCGACCGACCTGCACGGTGAGGCCGAGGCCATAGGGGTCCCCGAGCACGCTGCGGTGCAGGCGGGCGAGCGTTGCGCCGGAAGGCGTGCTGACGGTCGTCGACCCGAGGGCCTGCTTGATCCACAGGCTCATGCCCTTGGTCGGGACCTCAAGGTCAATCTTGCCCTCAATCCGCTGCTGGGTCGCTGCCCAGCGGTCGGTTCGGAGCACGCGGTTGTTTGACCGCAGCCCCTTACTCTCAAGGCGCTCAACCTTGAGGTTGATGTCCTCGGAGAGGAACTCGTAGAAGTGGTCCGGCGTGACCCCGGTGCCCCACGTCGTCTCGCTCGCCGCGCCCAGCTGGGCCGCGAGCCCTGAACGGATGCTCATGCGTCATCCTCCTCGGCCTTCTGGGCCTTTCTTGGGGTCGGTTCGGCCTTCGCCGCCGACCAGGTGGACTGCTGAAGGAGGCTTTGTGCCACTGCCTCCGGGAACTCGGCGGGCTCGCCGGCCGCTGTCTGGACATACGAGCCATCTGGCAGCTCGACCTCCACTGCGTCGTGCGGCCCGTTGTAGATCAGCTTCACGGCTTCTCCTTAGATCCGCGCCGAAACGCGGACGCCGATGGTGAGCAGGGCAGAGCGGGTTGTGTCGCTCACTCCCAGCTCGGCTTGAACGCTGGCAACGGACGCCACGCGGACGGTCGCTCCCATCGTCGGACTGTTGGCCGTCTCGCGCAGCTGATCCTCAAGCTCTGCGAGGAGCGCGTAGGCGCGCTCGGCGGCGGGTTGTGTCTGCTGGCCCTCGCGGACGACGAAGATCATCACCTCAACGGTGTAGACCTCCTCCTTCGCCAGTCGGCCGAGGCTCGCCCATTCCTGATCCCCGTTCCATCCGGTGACCGCGATGGACTCGCGGCCCGGGTCGGGAAAGGGCGGGCCGTACTTGACCCGCACGCCAGCGAGCCCGGTGCGCGCAGCGAGCGCGACGACCAGGGCATCAACGAAGGCGGGGGCGGTTGAGGTTGCCATCAGTAGATGAGGTTGCGGCGGTAGCTGTTGAGCATCCGGCGCGCTGCGGCCGGCAGCCCGTAGGAGCTGCTGCGGTCCGGCGAGAGCTGGATGGCGTCTTGGGAGTCAATGGCGAAGGCGCTGATGTCGCGCCGCATCGCCGCGGTGACTGACAGGACGCACGCCTGCTTGACCGACACGGGCACGCTGGCGAAGCCCCACACGCCAGAGACGTCAACGAGGCAGTAGCCGAAGCGCACCGCGGTGGTTGAGGTGAAGATGCTCGTCAGGAGGTGGCTGAACTCGATGCTGGTGAACGTGCCGTCCGGCTGCGTGACTGGGTTCCCCTGGTAGTCGCTGGACGCGGTGAGCGTCTGGGGCGCGGTGCCCTCGGGGGCGACCACGACCGTTGAGATGCTCTGGCAGTCGTAGGGGTCAAGGTCAAGGCGGAACGCGCCCTGCTCAAGCTTGAAACGCCGGGTCGTGGGGCTGCCCACCGATCCGGTGACCGGAGCGAACTCGCGGTTGACCTCGTTCTGAATCGCCTGGGAATAGATGGTGATCAGCGACGCCACGAGAGCGTCGCGCGTGGTGTCGCTCGCCGGCATCTCAAGCGCCTGACGAACGTCGGCGAGTGTGCAGAGGTCAGATGCCGCGGCCATTGGTTAGCGGGTCTCCTTGGCGGTGCGTGTGGCTGCTGGGCGCTTGGTGGCGCGGGCGGCGGGTGTGGATGCCTTCTCGCCGAGTGCGCGCAGCTGGTCATCAACCGCGCGAACGCGGTCAGGGAGTCCGCGCATCTCGTAGCCGCGACGCTCATTGACGAGGCTGGCGATGTGCCGGGCCTTCTCTTCGTCTGTCATGTGTGGGTTCTCCATGTCGGAAACGACGCGGGGCCCGCTGACTGCTCGGGCCCCGCCTTCGTCACTGATTCGTGAGACCTAGAAGGTCGGGGTCACGAGGCCCGTGCCGCTGATGATTGCGATCGCCTTCGCGTACCGCTCGGACGCGAACGCCGAGTAGTTGAAGAGCTGCAGGCGAACCGCGAGGTCACCGGAAAGCACCTGCTCCATCACGCGAGTCCTGATCGGACCCTCCATGAGGGGCATGTCCGGCGCACGCACGACGAAGATCTCGTCCTGCGTCGTGGAGGCTCCGTAGGTGGTGCCGATGTTTGCGTCAAGCACCACGGGGAGGCCGCAGATGACGCCGGCCATGCCACCGTCCTGCGTACCGGCTGCCTGGAAGAGCCCGCCCTGCTGAAACAGCGGGAAGGTGCTCGACAGGCCAGCCGCCAAGAAGGCAGCGCGACGCGGGTGCATCACGATGTGCGTCGGCGGCAGGTAGCGGTTGCTCATAATGAGCTGCACGCAGTCGTAGATCTTCGGCAGCAGCTCAGCGGCGGTCGGGCTTGCGTCCGTGTAGGTGGACGTGTTGACCGATGCCACGTTGTGCAGACCGACGTGCTCCTTGGAGGCAGCGGCGCCGCGGATCAGCTGGCGGTCAAGCTCAGTGGCGTGCGCCAGAGCGAGGTCCGAGAAGATCAGCTGGTCAAAGGCGGGGTTACTGCGCTCAAGAAGCTGCAGGGTCACGTCCTGCCCGCCAGCGATGGTGCGAACGTACACCGAGAGCTGCGAGGAGGTCACGACGGTCGTGGAGACCGCTGAGCCCTCAGTCTGGGCGGCCACCGTGACTCCGGTGTCCTCCTTCGGGATCGTGACGACCATGCCGGTGTCCGGCAGCGGGTAGCTCGGCAGGATGTCCGCGAACGGACGGCCGGCGCGGGCAACCTGGACGTACAGGTCGGCGAGGTATGCCGGCGGAATAAACCCACCGCCAGAGGTGCCGGTAGTCGTGTCCGTGTAGACGCGGTGCTCGGCCTCGTGGCGCTGCATACGCAGGTTTGCCTCGGTGTCATCCTTGCGCCACACAAGGTCGCGGAAGAATGAACGCTGGTCAGGCGAGTCGGGGCGGTATGTCGCCTCTTCCTTGCCCACAGAAGCGTGCGAGACGAGTGCTGGGGAAACCTTGCGAGCCTCGGCAACCTTCTCGTAACGCTCAACGGAAGCCTTGCGGGCCTCCACATGCTGCACAGATGCGTCGAACTCACTCTCAAGGGCGGCCACGTCGGCACCCTCGTCTGCGAGCTCAATCGCGTCTGCTGCCGACTGCATACGCAGCTCGGCATCTTCGAGGGCCTTGCGGGCCTCGGTGATCTTGGAATCCATGAGTATCTAACCTCGTAGGTCGAACTTGACAATGGTCAAGCGGCTGCGGGCCTTCGCCTTGAGCCGCTGAAGTGCCTCGCCCTCATGGATGAGCGACGGGGTCAAGCCCGCTGGATTGTCCAGCGCGACGGGGGTGGTCCGTGCTTGTGGCACGCGGCCTTGGCGGATCGCTCGGTCGAGCAGCTCCACCTTGGTCCCGGTCGGGTAGGCCGGGTATGTAACTGCCGAAACGTCGTACAAACCGTTGACGTCATTGACGGTGCGCCAGTTGTTGCCATCGCGCACCTCCCATTCATCTCCGCCCTCGGCGATCGTGAACGCGAAGCTCATCTGATCGACAAGGCCGGAGCGGATCTTTCCAACGACGCGCTGAGCGTCGAAGTCCTCCATGTCCACGCGAGCCCACATTCGGAGACCCTTCTGATCCTGCTTGAGCTCCAAGGTGCCGTTGCGGGTGGAGGCCATGACGGTGTCGGGGTCGTGGTTCCAAAGAAGCGCCACCGACAGGTCAGGAGAAGCGAGCGCCCGAGTGAACGCACCAGGCGCGATGATCTCGCGGAAGCCGCCGAGATCCTCAGAGGGGGTGTTGAAGACCGAGGCGTATCCGGCGAGGGTGCGGAACTGGGCCCCGGCGCCGCTCTCGCGCCACTCGGCCTTAGCGAGGCGGGTGGTGTGGGTCTCGCGGCTGCGAAATGGTGACTCAGATTCCGCGTCAGTCATGGAGCCGTCCGCAGCGTTGTGCGAATAGGCGTCAAAGTCAACGTTCACGTTGACGGTGATCCCGCTACCGGGCTCCTCGTCGTCGCCCTCGTCGTCCTCGTCAGACTCGCCGAGCTGCAGCGCCTCGTCAACGTCCTCAAGGGCATCTTGGAGGGTGCCTTCCTGCTCGGTCTCGCCCTCGGCGTTCGGTGCCATTGGGTCCGCCATCGGGTCAGTGACCTCGTCCTCAAGGGGTCCGGGGAGCTCGCCCTGAATCCCGACGCGGCAACCGCCGGCGGGGTCAACAGTCGCGGCCACAAGGACGCACCGCTCGGTGGGGTCGTACTCGTCGCCGCGGTAGAACACGCAGCCGGAGCACTGATGGCCCTCAGCGGCGCCGTCCGCATACTGCGCGGAGGCGGCGTCGTAGCGGCCGGACTCCTCAACGCCGTCAATCAGTGCATCAGCGAGCACCCTGTCGCCCATCGTGATGATCTCGCGGCGATCAGCTGCGGCCGCGTCGGCCTTCTCGCGGCCCATAGTCTGTGCCTCCTTGTCGGCGCTCATGCGGCACCGCCCTGAGTGGTGGGGGCCGGTGCGGCGGCGTTAGGTGCGCCACCGACCGGCGTCTGCTGCACTTGGTCTCCGCCTTCAACGGGCGGGTAGTTTTCAAGGGCGCGGATCTCATTCGCCGACAGCCAGCCCGCCTGCCGTGCCTGGACGTATGCGGCGTAGCGCACCTGTGTATCTGCGCGAAGCAGCCCGTCCACGAGCCACTCGGGCTCAAGCTGCGATCCGGCGGGGAAGAGGTCGTCGTCGCACCGAAGCGCCATCTCAATGCGGCGAAGGCGCGGCATCAGGCCGTAGCGCACGAAGCGCAGCGACTCTTCCTCTGCGCTCACGTTTGATGCGCGACTCTCGACGCCGAGCATGGCGGCGGGGATGCGGAAGATCCTCGCCACCTCTTCGACTCCGTAGCGTCTGCTGGCAATGAGCTCAGCGTCGGCCATTGTCATGCCGAGCTTTGAGAGGGTGGCGCCGTTGGTGAGGATTGCGGGCTTGCCGGCGTTTGCCATCCCGGCGTGAGTCGCGTTCCAGACGGCAAGCATCTCCGACGCCTGCTGGCGCCCGAGGTTGCCGGGCACCGTCACCGCGAGGCCCGGGGTGGCGTCGTTGGCGTACATGCGCCCCGCGTACTCCTCAGCGGCGAGTGCGACACCGAGTGCTTGACGGTGCTCAGAGATGGGTGAGACACCCACGAGCCCGCCGCGCGTCGTGAAGCCGCGGATGTGCAAGATCTCAGCGGAGGTGATGCCGTTGAAGTGCTGGCCCTCAACGGTAATGTCAAACCGCTTTTCGCCGGTGGCCTTGTCGCGGTAGACCTTGACGCCCATCGGGTCGATGACCTGAAGCTCAAGGACGCGGTTCCCGGCCTTCACCTTCTGGATAAAGGCGTTGCCGGCGAACTCAAGGCAGGCCGAGATGTCGGTCCAGAACTCCATCGCCGACTGCTCCATGTTCGGGCGGTCGTGGATGAGCTGGTACTGCCACGAAGCGGTCGCGCGGGAGCGGTCTGCGCCTTCGCCCTTGTAGACGATCACGGGCAGGGAGCCGATCGTCTCAGCGATCAGGCGCACAGCCGCACCAACCGACGACAGGCCCGCGGCCTGCTCAACGGAGATGTAGCGCCCGGTGAACGAGTAGAACCCACCGCCACCGCCCATGCCGGGGAGCGGGATCGCCGAGCTGCCCCAATCCGCGGAAGCGCGCTCCTCAGTCTCTGCCACCGGCTGCGCCGGGACCTTCTGCCAGGGCCACGCCATCAGCGGACCACCTCCATGCGCCCATCGGGCGTCTCCATCATGCGAACGCCCGTGGTCTCAAGACCGAGGGAATCGCGGGTGCGGTAGTAGTCATGTGATGCCTGCTTTCGGTGCGCGGCGCGGCGGTGCGTGCGGTGCTCAACCTCAACCTCGCCAATGCGGAAGGCTGGCTCCACCGGGTAGGTGGTCGGGCCCCACAGGTAGGTCGGGTCGTCGTTCGGGCCGGCGACGTAGCAGTCGTGGCGACCGAGCACACGCAGGCCGGGCAGCGCGCGGAAGATCATCCGCATGTCCTGATGCGAATCGGTCGGGAGCGGGATGATCTGCTCAATGTCGCCGGCGGCTTCGTAGCTCTGATGTGAGGCCAAGGTGACCTCGACGGCGTCGCGCTCAATGCAGTCAAGGCGGGTGCGAAGGTCCGGCGGGTACTTGGTGAGCACCTCGTCGGCGTCAATCACCCAGATCCAGTCCTCGGGGCCCGCGGTGGTGAGCGCCAGGGTGAACGCGAGGCTGCGCTTCTCCACTTCGTTCCCGAAGAACGCCTCAGTCGGCTGGTACAGGGTGAGGCCGATGCCCATCGCGTCGCAGGTGCGCTGGATGGTCTCCACCTGCTCAGGGTCCGAGCGCACGCGGCCGGCGTGCGGAAACGCGGCGTAGGGCCCGTCGACGGCGACGAGGTGGTCAATGACCTGCCCGAAGCTTGACACGGTGGCTGCGAGCCACGACGGGGCCTCCTGGTACCACGAGAGCAGGCCGATGACCCGAGTGTTCACGGGAGCCGCCCGGCGTCGGAGATCGCCTGCGAGAGCTCGGCGCGCAGCTGCGGGGTGCCGTGGCGCAAGTAGTGGCGCGCGAGGTCCATGATGTCCTCAAGGCGGCGCATCCGCAGCAGCGAGATCACGCCGTCGGGCGCCGGCGCGTCAATGCCGTGCTCGGCGAGCTGGGAGCGGAGGGCGAGGTTTTCACCGTGCGCGAGGCGGAGACGGTCTTCGAGGTTCCAGATGATGTTGGCCGAAGCGTCGGCCGCATCGCGCACAGTGACTCGGGTGGGAGCGGCGGTGGTCATACCTCGACCTCGGCCTCTGCGTCATCCCACGAGAGAAGGTAGGGCGCTTGGTCGCCCTCCATCTGGCAACGCCATGTGGCGATGGCCGCAGCCACCAGGGCGTCGATCTTGACCGCGCGCTGGCCGCGCAGCTTGCGGATCTTCCAGCTGAACTCGCTGAGCTCCGCTTCGGCGTGCGTGACGTGCTCGGCGAGCACGAGGTCGCCGTCGTGCGCGATCCGCCCGGTGGTCACGCCGTCGAACCATGCGGCCCACGCGCGGGTCTGGTTGGCGCGCTTGCCCCAGGCGTCGGCCACGCGATACCCGGCCTCGTCCAGTAGGCGCGCGGCGAGCTCAAAGCGGTTGGGGTCGTAGGCGACCTCGGCGATCGGGTGGTCCTTGGCGAGGCGGTCGATGACCTCAATCGCCAGACGCGGGTCCATGTTGCCGTCGGCCACCAGCTCGTGACAGGCAACGCCGCGCCGGGCGCCGATGACGTGGCACTTCACGCCGATGCGGTCCGAGTCCGGGATGCGCCATGCCCACGCGACCGCGGTGCAGTCGTCGTTCAGCGCGGCGTCGACACCCACGAAGAGATCCACGCCCTCAGGGATCTCAAGCGCGCCCACCTCAAGCTGGTTCCACGCCTCGCGCTTGATCCACGCGCGCCGGCTGCCGTCACTCCACACGCAGGCGTGCAGCTGCAGGAACTCGTCGGTTGAGATCTCCGGGTTCGCAGCCTGGCGGGCGAGGTACTCGGTCGTGATCCACGAGGCGGGGTTCGCCTCTTTCACCTTCTCGGTGTCGGTCGGATCGTTGGTCTGGGCCTCATAGCGCCAGACGAGCGTCTTCGCGGCGAAGTTGCGGCTGATCTTCAGCGCGCCCTGGTCCTCAAGGTCGCCGCCGCGCTCGTTGCCGTCGACCAAGCGCCCGAGGATGCCGGTCTCGCGGGTGTGGCTCTCGCCGGCCGTGGTGATCGTGAAGGTCTGGGAGCTCTTGCGTGCGCCGCCGGCGGTGGTGAGCGCGGCCCATGCCCGGCGAAGGCGCGGCGTCATCCATGCGTGCAGCTCGTCCACGACGACGAGGCTCGGGGAGTAGCCGTGCAGGCGCTCCGGGTCTGAAGAGAGGCGGAGGATCTTGCCCCGTCCATCGACCCGGGCGATCTCGCCGATGTATTCGCGGATGTGGACCTGCTCGGAGAGGAATGGGCTCCGGCGGATGTAGGCGACGACCGCGTCAAAGAGGCGCCCGGCCTGCCGGTCGGAGCTCGCGGCCAGAAGCACCTCGGGCGAGCCCTGATCCTCAAGGAGGTGCCACGCTGCATACGCGGCGAGGAGCGCGGTCTTGCCGTTCTTGCGCGGCAGTACGAGTGCGACACTTGACCACACCGGGACGCCGTCCGCGTCGGCGGCGAGTGCCTCGGTCAGGAACGCCTCCTGCCACGGCTCAAGGGTGAGGGGCAGGCCGGCGAACTGGTCAACGCTCTGCTCGACGTACTGGTTGCACCACCAGGCGAAATGCGCGGCGGCGCTGGTCTTGGCGTAGTCGGCGACGGTGGTCATCAGCTCACGATCTGCAGGCGGGGAGGCGCTGCCGCCCGGTCGGGGGCCGAAACGGAGCCGACCGGGCGGCCGCCCTTTGACTTCGGCGCGGAGCTCTTGACGTCAAGGCCCATGAGCGAACCCATCTGGGCGGCGTGGCGCTCGGCGGTCGTCATCTCTTTAAGCATCGGGTGCCCGCCGACGACGAGGTTCGGGTGAACCAGCGTCACAGGCTCGCCAAGGGCCAGCCACTCGCCGCGGATCTTGGTGGCGGTGTGCACCGCCCAGGCGTAGCGGTCAACCGCGTCGCGCATGTTGTCCGCGTCGGGGCGCCCCTCAACGGCTGAGGCTGCGCGGCGGAACGCGGCCTTGCCGGCGGCGTTCAGCTTCGTCGGTGGGTTCACAGGGACCCGTGCGCGTTCTGAGTATCCGTAAAAGTCCGTG